CCGAGTGCTGAGGTGACCGACCGCGACGCGTGGCGGCAGGCATCGCCGCACTGGTCTGCCCGGCGCGAGGCGTTCATCGCGGCGCAGCTGGAGATCCTGCCAGACGCGGTCTTCCGCACGCAGATCCTGAACCAGCGGGTGGATGCGCTGGGCGGGTGGGTGACGCGTGCCCAGTGGGCCGGGTGTGAAGCCGCGGCGCTCGACCTGCGCGCTGGCCGCGATGCGCCGCGGGTGATCGCGGCCTGCGAGTACAGCGAGGATGGCAGCCTGTATGCGCTGGTGGTGACGCAGCTGGTGGAGGGGCGGATCATCGTGCGCACCTACGGCGAGCGCACCATCGATGCGCTGTGGTCGCGCGTCTGCCAGCTGCCGCGAGACGCGCTGCTGCTGGTGTCGGTCGGCTTCAAAGGTCGGCTGCCGCTGGCGCCCTGCGACACGCGCCTGGTCGGGGTCAATGAGCTACGGCTGGCGACCAGGTCGGCGCTGCGCGCGATCACCGACGGCGTGGTCGCGCACAACGGCGACCCGGTACTCGCCAGGCACGTGCTGACCGCGGTGGTCGCCTACACGGGCGAGGCGGGGCCGGTGCTGTCGCAGCGGCGATCGCCCGGGCCGATCACGTTCGCGCGGGCGCTCACCTGGTGCGTCGGCGCCACGCTGGAAGTCGCGCAGGTCAAGCCGCGGCCCGCGGTATTCTCTTCCGCGTGAACTGGACGATCATGTATCACGTGGTGCTGGTGGCGGTGCTGGTCAGCTGCGTGCTGTACATCGCGACGGTGCTGGTGCGGCGATGAGCGAGCGCGAGCGCTGGGCGCTGCCGTGGCCACCAGACGCTGACCCGCCCGAGCCATACGAGCCGCAGCAGATGCTATGGATCGGCAGCTGCGAGCGCTGCGGCGGGCGCGGCATCACGCGGCTCGACATCGACGGCGCCGACCCCGATGACTGGTACACGTGCGAGCGCTGCGACGGCACCGGCCTGGCGGACGCTGGCCACCCGGAACGGCGCAGGCTGCGAGACACGTAGGCGCTGCCGTCCGGCGCGGTGTGATAGGTTCGCATGCGATCGGGCGCCGGGGGCCGGTGCGCGGGTTAGAGGGCCGGGGATGCCACGGGGTGGTGATCCGGGGAATCCATCACCGCGAGAGGAGCAGCCCCCATGCGCCTACTGGGCCGATCACGACCAGCCGACCTGCGACCACGACCACGCGCCACCAGCGGCCTGGACGTGATCACGGTACCGGACGCTGGCCTGCGCGTGTCGCGCGAGTCGGCGATGGCGCTGTCGGTGGTCGCGAACGCGCGCAACGTGATCGTCGGCATCGCGACGCAGCTGACGGTCACCCGCAGCCGTGGCGGTGAGGTGCTCGACCCCGGGACGATCCTGACGCAGCCGGACCCGGACCAGACCTGGCCCGAGATCATCGGGCTGACCGTCGACCAGCTGCTGTTCTACGGCGAGGCGCACTGGCTGGTGCTGCGCCGCGACACGGACGGGTACCCGACCCGGGCACGCATCCTGCCGCACGGCGCCGTGTCGGTCACGGTGGACCCCGACTGGTCGAAGTTCTCGCGGATCATCGAGTACCAGATCGGCGGCACCGACGTGCCCGCCCGAGACATCGTGCACTTCTCCATGCCCGGGCTGGGCGTGCTGCGCGAGTCGGCGCAGCTGCTGGTCGACGCGATCACGCTGGCCGCGGCCGCGAGCCGCTACACCAGCGTCGCGCTGCCAGCTGGCGTTCTGTACAACGAGGGCCAGGAGATCGGCCAGAAGGATGCCGAAGACATCGTCACGCAGTTCGACCAGATGCGCCAGGAGGGGCGCACCGCCTGGCTGCAGGGTCTCAAGTACGAGCGCACGCAGCTGGACGCAGGCGACCTGCAGCTGGTCGAAGCGATGGCGGTGATGGACACGCGGCTGTCGCGGGCCATGAACGTGCCCGTGTCGATCGTCGGCGCGTCGCCGACCGGGGGCGCCACGGCGCAGCTGTACGCGAACGTGGTCGCGGCGCTGACGCAGGTGGTGCAGCAGGCGGTGGCGCCGCTGCTCATCGTGATCGAGCAGACGATCAGCGACCAGGTCACACCACGCGGCCAAACCGTCAAGTTCAACACCGATGAGTGGCTGCGATTCGCGCAGGTGAGCCAGCCCGGCGCACTCGCGACCCCGGCAGCTGGTCAGCTACCACCAGGAGGTGCGCAGGCATGAGACTAGAACTAGACCCGCAGCCGCTGCAGCTGCTCGCGGCTGCGGCGCCGACTGAGGGCCAGCCGCAGCTGCGCCTGATCGGCGGGCTGGCGGTGCCGTATGAGATCGAAGCCAAGATCGGCAGGCAGCTGGTCACGTTCGCGCCCGACTCGATCCAGGTGGACGGGCCATCGCCGCTGCTGCTGGGCCACGACCCGAACCGGCCGGTCGGCGTGCTGGACGCGGCGACCTCAGAATCGGCCGGCCTTCGCGGCGCCTGGCGGATCGACCAGACAGCGGACGGCGACACGGCGCTGACGCAGGCCAAGAGCGGGTCCCGGCGCGGCCTGTCGGTCGGGGTCGACGTGGAAGCCTTCGACCAGGACCCCGAGAACGAGCAGCGGATCAGAGTGACGGCTGGTCGGCTGGCTGAGACCAGCCTGGTGGCGATGGGCGCCTACCAGGGCGCGACCGTCGACCAGATCGCAGCGAGCAAACCACGAGCGGAGGAGACGACGATGAGCGAGACACCCAAGCCACCCGAGCCTGAGCCGGACAGCGGCGACGACGACGGCGACGACGACGACAACGGCCAGGAGCAGGAGCAGGTGCAGGCCAAGCGGCCGCGGCTCGTGATCGCCGACCGCGGCGAGCCTGAGATGCGCTTCGGCGAGTACATCCAGACACTGGTGAAGGCTGAGCGCGGCGACGCGGGCGCACGGCTTCGGATCGAAGCGCAGCTGACCCGCGGCGACATCGCTGCCAACCCCGGGGTGGTGCCGATCGCCTACGTTGACCAGCTGATCGACAGCCTGGGCGACGCGCGGCCGCTGTTTGACGCGATGTCGCACGCCGACATGCCCGCCAGCGGTATGACGATCCGGCGCCCCGAGATCACCACCCGGCCAGATGGCGGATTCTTGGCCGACGACACGGCGGGGGCGCCGACCAGCGCCGTGGCGATCGTCAACCACGACGAGACCGTGCGGCAGTGGGCCTGGGGCGGGTCTGCCAGCGTCGCGCTGGTGGAACGCAGCAGCCCGAGCTACGTGGAGGAAGTCTTCCAGCAGGCTGTGGCCGCGTATCACAAAGATGTCGAAGCTGACATCGCCGCGGCCTTCCCGACCGCGGCCAGCACCATCACCACGGTCGGCGCCGCGGTGTCGGCGTTTCTGGCCGCTTCCCGGTCATCCCCGAACCTGATCGTGGCCGGTGGCGACGCGTACGGCAAGCTGCTGGACGCGACCGGGGTGATGATGTTCGCGAGCGGGTCGGCGGACGCGAGCGGCCAGGCGCGATACGCGGGCATGGAGGTGGTCGCATCGCCCGACGTGGCGGCAGCTGACGCGTGGATCACCTCGCGCGAGTTCCAGGAGATCCGCGAGTCATCGCCGCTTCGGCTGTCGGTCTCCGACGTGACCAGCCTGTCACTCGAAATCGGCGTGACCGCGTTCTACGCGCGCAGCACGCTGCTGCAGACGCTGGGCGGTGTCGCGGGTGCGGTCCGGATCGCGGGCTTCACGCCAGTCGCTGCAGCTGCGCCAGCACCGTCGCGGAAGTAGGCGCCGGGGGTCGGAGACACGGCCGGGCGGGCGCCTAGAATCGCAAGGGCCCGCCCGGCCAGCGACCAGGAGGAGAGGCGATATGGATGACTGGATCACGAGCGACGATGTACTGCCGTGGATCGGCGCGATGGCCGACCCTGCCCGCCTGGCCGACTCGACCGCGGCGGCGAAGCGCTACACCGAAGACAGGCGGTCGGATCTTGACCTGGCCGCGTCACCCGATCCAGCACCCGAAGACGTGAAGCTGGGCACCGTCATATACGCGTCGCTGATCTACCAGGCGAAGGCATCGCCGACCGGGTACGCGGCCTTCGGCGACGGCGCCGTCGACCTGCCAGGCGACAGCCAGCAAGCCTACATGCGCGCGATGCGCCTGATCGGCATGCGCAGGCCGGTGGCGCTGTGACAGGCGCCCCGGCCAGCCGCACGATGGCAGACGCGATCATCACGGCGCTCGACGCGATCGTGCAAGAGGTGATCGACGCAGGCGTCGCCGCGACCCGCGACCCGGGCGAGTTCCAGCCACCCGGCGCGATCATCGCGGCGCCGACG